ATAGCATTTATATTATACTCTTTTTCATGATAGTCTTCGTATGGAATGTATTTTTTTATAAATTGAATAAATGATTTAACATTTTTATCTGATATTAAGTGTGATGTAGAGATATGATTTTGTAATTTGGTGATTATATCATCATATTTATAATGATATATATAAGGTTTTACAGATATATAAAATACATTATCATTTTCATACATATCATTATGTATTACATCGTCAATAAAACATACTTCTGTTCCATTAGGTAGTTTAGAACAATTAATAAGATCATTATATTTTTTTTCATGTGACGTTCTATTTTTTTCAATGATTTGTCCATTAATTTTAAATGCACATATAACTTGATCAAATATAGGCATTTCTATAGACTTGTGAATGTAATTTTTTATATTATTTACCCATGATTTATCCCCTTGATTGTTTGTAAAAATAAGTATTTTTTTTATATTTTTTTTTAACTTTTCTCTGTATAAATATTTAAGTATTGTAAAAATATGAGGTCTAAATACCTTATCAAATAGGTGTATAATATTAAAAAACTCTACTTTAGTAAGATATTTTTGGTTTACTTTTTCTATTGCGTTGATAATTACAGAAAGTTGTTGAAAATAACCCAGTGTTTCATCTAAATCAAAAACGACAACTTTATTTGACATATTTATGGACATATTATTATATTATATTATATATATATTATATATATATTATAATAATAATAAATGGATTTAACGATAGATGATTATAAAAACATATTAGATTTTTATAATATTCAAAAACCACGTAGCAGAAGAATATTAATACAAAAAGCAGAAGATATATTAGCAACCAAGTTATGTAAATGTATAAAGAAAGTAAAAAAGAAAAATAATGATACAGATGAAACAAGGGCAATCGGTATATGTAAATCTTCTGTGTTAAATAGAAAAAATATTTTTATATACCGTTTTTCATGTAAACCTCCTAAGTTAAAAAGAGGAAAAACACGTAACAGAAAATTATTTAAAAATAGAACCATTCGTCGTAGTAATAATTAAAAATTAGAAAAGGTTAATTACAAATCTATTAAATTAGTTAAATACAAATCTTAAATATCTAGTTCTTGAGCAGCACGAGAAGCGCTCATGTTCTCTGCTTTCTTTGCCTCCTTGGCAGCAAGTTTCTCTGCCTTCTTCGTTTGCTTGATTAGTTCTCTGGCGGCAAGACGCACTGCCTTCTTTGCCTCCTTGGCAGCAAGCTTATCTGCCTTCTTTGCCTCCTTGGCAGCAAGCTTATCTGCCTTCTTTGCTTCCTTGGCAGCTTCCTTCGCCGCAAGCTTCTCTGCCTTCTTTGCTTCCTTGGCAGTTTCCCTCGCAGCATGTTTCTCTGCCTTCTTTGCTTCCTTGGCAGCAAAGGATGCTTCCAACTTCAACTCTTTTGCTTTAAGAGTAGCAAGCTTCTTCTTTTCAGCAGCTACTTTCTTGCCAATGATGACGTTCTTTCTCTTATTGATGCTTCGTTCCTTACCAGCAAGCTTTGCTTCTTTAGCTAAGTCACCAGCAAGTTTGGAAAGAGCAGGAAGAGGACCGTGGGTATTCTTGTTGTAGGACATGTTTGTTATTGTGAGTAGTGTATTACTTTTTTGTTGTGTATGTTGAAGGTATTTTAAATACTTTTATATCAATTTTCTGCAATTTTTGATACAATAATTTTATTATTTATGCCTTCATTTGCTAATTCATCTGCCCGTTGATTATGTTCTCTATAGACATGTTCATATGTAATATTGGTTAATTTAGATTCTAAAGATTTTGCAGTATTATATAATTCTTTAATATTATTAGATTTGACCTTGTATTTACCAGTCATTTGATTAATAATTAGAAGACTATCACCGCGTATAGTAACATAATTAATGTTATTATTTACAAGATATTGTAAACCATTAACTAAACCATAATATTCCGCTATATTATTTGTTACATTTTCACCAGAAAATGTTGAATCATACCATATTTCATGATTGTTCTTGTACAATACACTACCGGATGCACCTGGTCCAGGATTTTTTTTACAACATCCATCAAAATATAAAACATATGTGTCAATATTTACATTAATTTTTTTAACATTATTTGTACTTTTAAAAAAATTATTAATTTGTTTTTGAGTTGTCATTACTTTTATAAATATTATAATATTTAATATCTTTTTTAATCGACTTCTTCTATTTTAGGTTCAAATACGGGTTCTTCAGGAACACTTTCACTAGGTGGTTCTTCTGAAGAAGCATTTGCTTTTTGCATTATTTCACCTGCCATTGATGACAAATCACTATATTTTGTTTCGTATTCGCTTACGTCAGCATTTTGATTTTCACCCATCCATGTTTCAAGTTCTTCTACTTTAGTTTCAAGGTCAGAGCGGTCGGATTCACTTATTTTATATTTAAGATTTTCATCATTAATTGATTTTTTAGTTTGGTACAATAATCCGTCAAGATTATTCTTCGCCTCAATCTGTTTATGTATCTTATCATCATCATCTTTGAAACGTTCTGCTTCACTTACCATTTTTTCAATATCTTCAGCACTTAAACGACCCTTATCATTTGTCACTGTAATATTTTCAGTTTTACCACTAGATTTTTCGATAGCACTTACATTCAAAATACCATTTGCGTCTACATCATATGTAATTTCGATTTGAGGCATACCACGAGGCATAGGAGGAATACCATTTAAGTTGAACTCGCCTAGTTTATTATTATCTCTTGTCATTTTACGCTCTCCCTCAAATACTTGTACTGTACATGCTGGTTGATTATCTGCGTATGTACTAAATGTTTGTGATTTCTTACAAGGAATAGTAGTATTACGAGGTACCAATGGAGTCATAATTCCACCAGCAGTTTCAATTCCAAGAGAAAGAGGAATTACATCAAGCAAAAGAAGTTCGCTTACTTTATCATCTTTTACACCCGACAAAATAGCGGCTTGTACAGCAGCACCATATGCTACAGCCTCGTCAGGATTAATACTTTTACATAGTGATTTTCCATTAAAAAACTCACTTAGTTGTGCTTGTATACGTGGAATACGTGTCGAACCACCAACCAGAACAATTTCATGTATATTTGATTTGGATACTTTAGCATCACGTATAACTTTTTCAACAGGATCAAATGTTTTTCTGAACAAATCACTACACAAGTCTTCAAATCGTGCACGTGTAATAGTTGCGGAATAATCGATACCTTCATAAAGTGAATCAATCTCAATTACACCAACAGTTGAAGAAGACAGAGTTTTCTTAGCAGATTCGCATGCGGTTTGAAGTCTACGCATTGAACGTTTATTGTCACTAATATCATGACGATGTTTCTTTTTGAACTCGCTCATAAAATATTCGACGAGACGTCTATCAAAGTCTTCGCCACCCAAATGAGTATCACCTGCGGTTGCTTTTACTTCAAATACACCCTCGTCAATAGTTAAAAGTGTGACATCAAATGTTCCACCACCCAAATCATAAATTAATACATTTCGTTCACCTGTTTTTTTTTCATTTTCAAGTCCATACGCAATGGCGGCGGCGGTTGGTTCATTGATAATACGTAAAACATTAAGACCAGCTATAACACCAGCATCTTTTGTTGCTTGACGTTGCGAATCATTGAAATATGCTGGTACAGTAATAACCGCGTCTGTTACAGTTGTACCCAAATATGATTCGGCAATTTCTTTCATTTTAATTAAAACCATTGAAGAAATTTCCTCGGGTTGAAATTGTTTCATTTCGTTTTTATATGAAACTTCAACCATAGGTTTTCCGTTTTTATCAGGTTTTACATTATAAGGAAAATATTTCATATCAGATTGAACAGTTTCATCATTAAATGAACGTCCAATTAGACGTTTTGCATCGAATATGGTATTTGCTGTATTTTTAGCAGATTGTGACTTGGCAGCATCACCAATTAAACGCTCATTTTCATTAAATGCCACAAATGATGGAGTTGTTCTATTACCCTGATCATTCGCAATAATTTCCACCTTATTATTTTGCCATACACCAACACAACTATACGTAGTTCCAAGATCAATACCAATACAGGTCGACATTATATAAATATGATATTTATATATTTAAATTATTTACAAATAACATTAAGTTGAGAATACAATTAGATGTGTATATTATTATAATAATTAATAATATTTTATCATTTGATTTGAATAGACCCAACTAGCAACAATAGAAAACCCTGAATAAGATATAGAATGTATTTTTTTTGCTTTGGCTAAGATAACAAACTCTGAAATATTATTTTGAATATTTTCTTTATAATTATTATTATAACATTCACTAGTATGTACTATTTTAATATTTATCATATGTAGATTATCATATTTTTTTACTATTTCATTTTTTATTTCCTCATTATCTGAAAAAAAAATAAAGTTAGATTGTAAATTGTTTGATACAATATTATTAATAATATCATAAAAGTTTATATTTTTTACTCTACAATCATGTTTATTTTTATTTGTAGAAGTCATTTTTGAATCACCCATTCGTAAATGAATTGCTTCATAATCATTAGGAATATTATTTTCATTAAGAAGTTTATTACAGTTATTTAAACAATTATCACTAAACTTAAAATATTCTAATGGATTAAATGATAATTTGTTTTCTAACGATATTATACCAGCATGTTTATTAAGTCTTCCACATAGATGATAATAATCAAATGGTGTTCTTTTAACATTTATATTGTTGGATTTATTAAAATCATAATTATCTCTAATTATAATAAAGTTTTTCATAGGATGATTTAAATCAATATAAAAATTAGCATTTTTAATTTCAGATTCAATAATACATGTTTGCATGAACTTAATAAAATCACCAATTCCACCATATCCTAATTTAAATTCGTATACAACTGAAGAGTTTTGTTTCATAAATATAATATAGATAAATTATTAAAATATTATTATATACACAATAGAAATATTAATGAAAGTCGGCATTTAAAATGTTCAAAGGTGTAAAAATAGTATAAAATTGATTAATAAACACTATTTTATCATATAATAATAATCAAACATGAGGATTCAACAACTCGTTAAAAAACTCAATAAAGCAAAGCGAAATCTTATGAATGCACACAAAGAACTCGATAGAGTACACTATGTCTTGTCTTCAGTAGTACAAAAACAACCACTATTTGTTAAAGAAAAAAAACAACTACACACACATG